TTTTAGCATGAATGAAGCACTGATTGTTGAGATGTGGGACCTTCTCAGAGAATATACAGATAAGAAACAAGTAACTGTAGTAGCTGAAAGATTTGTGGATCTTCTCAGCGATCACGGTGCTACAGAGCAGAATCTAACAGAGGCCCTCGGGCATGATGATCACTTAGATGATGCTATCCGTGTTTTCCTCGACCTCGATGAAGAGGAAGACAAAGACGACGATTACGATTATGATGACGAGTAAAACATGACCTGGTACACATCCGTAAGCCAAGATCTATCAAATATTCCAGATGCGATTCTTTTCTTTGAAAGTGAGCTAAATGATGCTCGCAAGGAGGTAAAGATTACTGGAAATATCGAGAAAGCTGCGGCAAGTATGCCAGGCATCGTTGAACATCGTTACAACCAACTTCAAGAAATTGAAGCGATATTAGAATACTTGAACATCGAACTCCGCCGTCTACGTAGCCAGTTCTTCAAGAAATATCTTGAGAATTATCAAAGAGCTCTCAGTAGCAGAGACGTGGAAAAATACGTAGACGGCGAGAGCGATGTCGTTGATTATGAAAAAATTATTAACGAGTTTGCTCTGCTAAGAAATAAATGGTTAGGCATTATCAAAGCACTCGACATCAAACAGTGGCAACTTAGCAATGTTATTAAGCTACGAGTAGCTGGAATGGAAGATGCTTCTTTATGACACCTATGAATAATATACGTAGATAAATATTCCATGGAAAAACGTACATATGGATATTGGGAAGTATTAAAAAATTATCCCAATGTTAAAGTAAAAGAACTAAGTGTTGATCCAGGTCAACGATTGAGTATGCAAAGACACAAACATAGAAATGAATTTTGGTTTGTAGCCGAAGGCACTGCTACTATTAATACTATCAATGCAAGTACCGATGTTACATCAATAGAAATACCACAATTTCATCACACTTGGATACAAATAAACGAGTGGCATCAGCTAGAAAATAAAGGCGACACTGTACTTAAAATAGTAGAGATACAATGGGGCGACCATTGTGATGAAGAAGACATTGAGAGGATAATATGAAAATTTTTGTCGGTTGGGATTCTAGAGAAGATATAGCTTACCAGGTTTGTAAACACAGCATTTTAGCACGGTCAAATGGAGCAGATGTTGTTCCTTTAGTACAAGATGATTTAAGAAAAGTTGGATTATATACAAGAGATATTGATCCATTATCAAGTACTGAATTTACTTTTACTAGATTTCTAATACCTGAAATAATGAATTACGAGGGTTGGGCTTTATTCTGTGATTGCGATATTATCTTTTTAGATGATATAAAAAAATTGTTCGATCAAGCCGATGACAAATATGCTGTGATGTGTGTACATCACGACTACAAAGTCGAAGAAGGAATGAAGATGGACGGAAAAGTACAACACGTCTATCCTCGCAAAAATTGGAGCAGTGTATTTTTAATCAACTGCGGACATACTAGCAATAAAGCATTAACTCGAGAATTAGTAAACATTGAAACTGGAAAATATCTCCATAGATTTAGCTGGTTAGACGACAGCGAAGTGGGCGAAATATCACACGAATGGAACTGGTTAGTTGGTGTATATAAAGAACCAAACGACGGTAAACCTAAGGCTATACACTATACCGAAGGTGGTCCTTGGTTTGAAAATTATATGAATTGCGAGTACGGTGCATACTGGGAACGAGAAAAGAACGATTATCAAAAAAAAACTCCAATCGTCCACAAGTATGACAGATTACCCGACGAAATAAATTCAGTCATTGATAAAATATTGAAGTATAGGGTTGATTCTAAAAACGAATACTACCCCTATACTGCTAAAGAAATTGGTAGAAATGTTACAAGTTTAGCAAAAGTAGAACAACTTTGCGCGATTGATTCGGAGTTTAGATATGAGAGAAAATCCATGGTTTTTGATCCAATTTTAGAGAATTTTATTTTAGGTAGCGGTGGCCAGATCACTACATGGGATATGGTACAGAATTTAAAAACACCCGTGATACTCAGAGGAATTGCCAAGAGGAAGCAGATATTTTCATGTCTGGAGAATGGAAGAGATTTCTATTATATTGATACTGGATATTTCGGCAATGGACGACGAAAACTCTATCACCGAGTTGCAAAAAATGCATTACAAGCAACTGGTCCAGTTATACACAGATCAAGAGACCGATTAACTGCAACTGGATGGAAAGCTAAGAAATTTACATCTGGAAGAAATATTTTACTATGCCCCCCTTCTGCAAAGGTAATGAAATTCTTCGATCTAGATCTCGATCAATGGATGGAAGAAACATTAGTTGAATTAAGAAAACACACCGATAGAGAAATAGTAATCAGATTAAAACAAAGTCGTGCTGTTCGAATAACTACTGATACAATGGAATCTGCATTAGAAAAAAATGTACACTGTCTTGTTACATTTAATAGTATAGCAGCCACTGAAGCATTGCTTTTTGGTAAACCAGCAATAACACTAGGACCTAACGCTGCACAATCGTTATGTAAACAGTCTCTTTCGGAGATTGAAACCCCATACATACCTTCGTTAGACGAAGTAGAAGAATGGGCAGCACATCTTGCATACAGTCAATTTACTGAAGAAGAAATGAGAAGCGGATACGCTTGGAAGATTTTAAATGAAAATAGCGATTTATCTAGCAGCAGTTCCTAAAAATAAAAACGAGATAAAAATTGCCATATTAAAAACATTTGGCGTCGGAGCAGCAGTCTCCGGCGATAGTATTGAATTTGTTGATCACCATACTGTAGTAAAAAGTGATGTAGCTATATTACAAGGATATGTTCATCAGGACATATCTTCTCCACATTTAAAGTTACGCAGAGATGTATTAGATTCAAATCAAAATACTATAATAATTGACAGTAATTTATTTCAATTTGCTAATGCCGGATTGGCGAATTATTATCTAAGATATAGTTTAAATGATGTCTTTCCTGATACAGGATTTTACTTTGATAATAAGATATCTCGCGATCGATGGCGATCTATTAGTCAGCGACTTGGGATCGCGTTGCGAGACTATAGGAAAGGAAAACACATACTTATATGCCTGCAACGAGTGGACGGGTGGAGTATGGACGGAACTGATGTACAAAATTGGTTAGATCAAACCGTAGCAGAAATACGTAAACACACCGATAGACCTATATTGGTTAGAAAACATCCAGGCGATCGTCGACAACAAACTATACGAGTTGATAATAGATGTCGTATTAGTAACAGCGCATCGATATTAGAAGATTTAGATAAAGCACATGCTACAGTAACATTTAATAGCAGTCCAGGCGTTGCTAGCTTAATTGAGGGTGTTCCAGCTTTTGTTACTGATCCAAAATTTTATAGAAGTCAAACATATCCTATATGTAATACATCACTTGATAAGATAGAAAATCCTGAACATTTTGATCGCGATGCTTGGATACACCGTATATGCCAAAGTCACTGGAACGAAGACGAAATCCGTTCCGGTGATGCTTGGAAATTTATGCGCGAACGCCTCGGTATTTTAAAACCCAGTCTTTTTTGAACTGTTCTAAAACAACATATCCCCAGCTCTGCAATATATGAACCGATGGTAATGTAGCTTTTGCATTTTTGTATCCATGGTCCTGTTGTTCAACGATCATCAATGGTTTATTAGATTTTATAGTGTTTTCTGCACCTCTAAGAATCTCTTCTTCAAATCCTTCAACATCTATTTTAATCATATCTATTTCTTTGAAATTAAAACTGTCAAGTGTTTTTAGAGGAATCTTACCCTTACCGATTGATTCTGGATTTATGTGACTATGTCCAGAATTACCTTCTACTATATTCATATCTATAAATGAATCTTCATTACCTAATGCTACCTGATGTATAACATAATTGTCAGTTAAAACATTCTTTTTAAAACAATCAATAGAATCTTGTACAGGTTCAAAAGCGATTACTTGTTCAAAATGTTTAACTAAGTCACAGCTCCATAGTCCAACATTTGACCCTATATCTATGCAATTTCTTTTCTGCTCACATGAGTTTATAGCAAACTCTCTTGCTTGCCATTGATACCTTGCAATGCCTGTATTGTGCATACTTTTATCTAGCATTCTAGGAAAATGTGTTTCGTAATCCGGAAACCAAAAATTGTGTACTTGCTTCATCGCCAATAATCCTCTGTTCTTGTTACTTTTAAATCTGCTCTTTCGCTCTTTCCATAGATCTTTCTTTTTCCTTTAAGATGATCTAAATATGCACCCCAAGGCGAATTAATTAAGGGGTGACCTTCACCGTTAATTAACCCCTCACTCCAATTAAATTCTTTCATCGAAGTGACCATTTCCCTAACACGATCAAATACAAAACTGTCATGCCATTCTTTAAATGTAAAAATACCCTGTTCTGCATGGTCATAAACCCATTGGAACTTTCCTAAGAATTCTTGTAAAATGCTACTTCTTAGATTCATACTATAAAGACCACATTCGCTATACTTATTTTCTCTACCTAGGAAACCTAGATCAGTTGTCGATGGTGCCATTGATTGTATAAAGTCAAACGGAATGGGACTATGACATATTGTATCAGCATCCATCCAAAACAGTACATCAGCATCGCAGGTTTTAGCACAATGGAATATAGCATAAACCTTATGACTGAACCTAATAGCATCCCACTTGAATCCTACTTTATCTCTTTTTGCTAACTTAATATGAGCAGAACTATCGTCAACATTGCCTCTAGCATTGGGATCATTCTTCCATTTATTTTTAAATCGTACTAGATCAGGACAAGTTGATTCTAAATCCATTAATATGAGATTGTCGCCTCGTTCTGATGGAATTACATCCTGGTGATAAACATAAAGATTGATTTCTTTTGGCCAATTTTTTAAAAAACTCTGTATCATTTTTTTACCATACATATCATAACCTTGCTTATGAAATGTAGTTACTACCGCATACTTCAATTGCTCTATCCTTTAAATGATGCTATATTTATAACAATGATATTTGGTACATTTAATAAATTTGGCGCTTTAAATAGTAAACCGGTGTTCGAAGCTTTTTCAAATTCTGTCAAAGACAGAGGTTGGATAGTGTCTGAACATAACCTAAATGCTGACGTTGCAGTCATATGGTCGGTGCTTTGGAATGGTCGAATGAAAGAAAATCAAGCAGTTTGGGACTACTTTAAAAACAAAAATAAACCAATAATTGTTTTGGAAATTGGTGGATTAAATCGTGGATTTTTGTGGAAAATCGGAATTAACGGAGTCAATGGTTCTGCGTACTTTGGTCCTTCAAACAACGACGATCGGCGACGAAAGCAACTAGGAATAAAATTGAAACCTTGGAAACAGGGTAAAGATATAGTGATATGTTGCCAACATACTATGAGCCAGCAATGGGAAAATATGCCACCTATCGATCAATGGCTACATCGTGTAATTTTAGACATTCGCAAGAGATCTAATCGCAGGATTATAGTGAGATCACACCCCAGGCTCAATCAACATTACGAAGAAAATCATATTAACATAATATCACAAACCCCACAAAAGATACCCGGAACATATGATTCATATGATTTTGAAAATGCGCTACAGTCTGCATGGGCAGTAGTAAATTGGAACAGCAATCCCGCTTCGCAAGCCGTAATAAATGGAGTTCCTGCATTTGTTGGTCCTAATAGTCTTGCAGCACCGGTAGGTAATTTAAACTTAGCTGATATAGAAAATCCTCAGATGCCCGACAGAGAACAGTGGCTTAACGATCTAGTATACAATGAATGGAGTTTAGATGAGATTTCTCAAGGTATACCACTAGATCGACTATCACAAGCATTGACTTCATGGACCAAATAGTCTATTATGAATAATATGTTTATAACATCAATTGAAGATTTAATCTTACATATTGTCAGTACAAACATTGTTTTGGAATCAAAAGACAAAACAATAATCTACAGTCTAGCGGCTCAACTAAAAAGACCGTTATCACTAACGGCTAATCAAGGAGGACTTGCTGTGAGGATTCTAGAAAAATATAAAGAAAAGATTTCTTATATTTCAAACGTTTCTGATCTATTAGAGAATCCTGTTTATAAACATAGCTTCCGGCTAGTTGATAATTCCAAGAGATTATATAAATCGATATATGAAGGTAAAGCATCTATCTTCTTAAAATTTCCATATGATCGCAAACTTAATAAAGAAATAACACAGATTAATATTAAAAAAATCGCCTTTGATAAAAATACTAAAGCAAATATATTTCCATTTAGTACAAACGTCGTATCTAAATTAATACTAGAATCAAAATTACAAGATCAAGGATTTATTGTAGATCAAGATATTTTAGATTATGGAAAAGAGATAGGGCAGATAAAAGATAATCCAGAAAATTATCTGCCCTTATTGGATTACGATGACGGTATCTTCTTAAAAAATGCCAATAAGTTTTTATCGAAGTTTTTCCAAGATAACAAAAAAGATGAACTTATCCAGGATTCGTTTTTAGCTAGAACAATGAAGATATCACTCAGTGAAAAAATAAAATCTAAAATAGATTCATCATCAGTTGATCCCTTGACTAAAAAATTATTATTAGAAGATAAAAACAAATTTCTTGTACATAAAAACTCTGAAATAAAACATAACGATATAGCTAAATCATTAGCTGATATGAAAAGTTATCCGGCATTAATCATCCTCGATGATGATGAAAAATCAGATATTTCTTTAGAAGATTGGTACAATTCTTTGAAAGATTCGGGTATAAATAATTCAGAGATTAGTGTGTTATTCCGTAGTACCGAGAATGTAAAATTTAATGAATTTATTAAGAATAATCAACTTAATAATCTGTTAGATGAAAATACTAAAATCGTTTTTATAAGAAATAAAGTTCCAAAGATACTCTATAAATTGAATATTAACTTCAAAATAATAGTCAGTGCTAATTCGTTTTATGCACACTATACCGCACAAAATTATATTAATACACATCCAATGGTATTATTCTATTCAACTAATAAAAATGAAATGTTAAGGAAAAACTTTGCCGACCTGTAAGCTGATAATCAAAGACGAAGTAAACATTAAATTTGAAGGTCTCGATTTAAATGCTAGGCGCAAACTAGCAAATAAATTTAAATTTGAAGTACCATGGGCACGGTATCAGCCCAGCTATCGTTTGGGCAGATGGGATGGTACTGTGGCTTTTTTCGGAGTCGGCGGAACTGGATATATTAATCAACTAAATGACATATTGCCTATATTAGAATCGTTGGACTACGACTTAGAAGTCGAAGATCTAAGGCATCATCCTGCTATCAAATTTGAAGAAATAACCGAAGAGTTTTGGGGAGATCTATGTTGGCCCACAGGACACAGATTTGCCGGACAACCAATAAGACTACGTGACGATCAAGTCGAAGTTGTTAACAACTTCTTAAAAACTCCGCAAGCCCTACAAGAAGTTGCTACCGGTGCAGGTAAGACTATCATGACTGCTACACTGAGTAAATTGTGTGAGAAATACGGGCGATCAATGATAATCGTTCCTAACAAAAGCCTAGTAGAACAGACCGAAGAAGACTATAGGAATGTCGGATTAGATGTTGGAGTATACTACGGTGATCGCAAAGAACTAGGTAAGACACATACAATATGTACGTGGCAGAGTCTCAATATATTAGATAAAAAAAGCCACGACACTGAAGCACTAACTCTAGCTGAATTTACCGAAGGCGTGGCGGCCGTTATCATCGACGAAGTACATCAAGCAAAGGCAGATGTTCTCAAAAAACTATTAACTATTAACTTTGCCAATGCTCCAATCCGTTGGGGATTAACTGGCACTGTTCCTAAAGAAAAATTTGAATTTGAATCAATACGTTGCAGTATTGGAGACGTTATACATCACGTTACTGCACATCAATTACAGGAAAAAGGTGTACTTGCACAATGTCACGTTAGCATTTTGCAAACTACTGATGTTAAAGAATTTCGCTCATATGCTGACGAATACAAGTATCTAGTATCTGATCCAACACGTATGACATGGATGGCAAATAAGATCAAAGATATCGCACTTACCGGAAATACTCTTGTATTAGTTAACCGTATTGATACTGGGAAAATATTAATCGACGAGATACCTGACAGCGTTTTTATCAGTGGTGCTGTTAAAACAAAAAACAGGAAAGAGGAATATGACGAAATTAAAACGAGCGACAATAAAGTTATCATCGCTACCTATGGTGTTGCTGCTGTTGGTATTAATATCCCCCGTATTTTTAATCTTATTCTTTTGGAGCCTGGTAAGTCTTTTGTTCGTGTCATCCAGTCTATTGGTAGAGGAATTAGAAAAGCTGAGGATAAAGATTTTGTGCAAATTTGGGATATAACCAGTACTTGTAAGTATGCTAAAAGACATTTAACAGAACGTAAGAAATTTTATAAAGACGCACAATATCCATTCGCTGTTACAAAAGTGGATATCTAAAAGGAAAAACAATGCAGATACTCACACTCGATAATAAGACATTCAATTTAAATAATCTACCCGACGAAGTCGATGACAATATGCGATTCTCTGTGTTAGATAATTCTAATCCAAACGAGCCAGATTTCTTCTTCGTACCTCTGATATTTCTAGAAAGTTTCAATGCACCTGCTGTAGTTTTAAGAGTAAACGATCACGAAATACAGATGCCATTAGACTGGTCCATACTCGTTGGTTGTAGAGAAAGCGGTAATGATCTAGAAGTGATACCTATGACAAGTCTCACTGATCGAGGGTTTGATGCTTTCGTCTTTAATCCATTATCTAATTTTAAATTTAACTTTGGTAATATAGAAATAATAAACATTTATATGGATGTCAAATGGTACTTCCCAAAGATGCGTAACGGCCAGTTATTAACCGTACCCTTATTCGACGGCGATGCTCCGCCCTGTGCTTACTTTGTGAAAGAGATAAGTAGACAAAGTGAAATAGTTCAATATGCAAAGTTGATGTAAAATGATATCAGAAGAATATAAAAAAGAAATGAAGAATTTACACAAAAACCGAGAAAATTTCGGAAGAGGTGTAAGAATACCCGATGAAGTGATACGTTGCATCGAAGCATACGATGTGAAAAGTATTTTAGACTTTGGCTGTGGTAAAGGTACTGTCGTTGAAAAAATAATCGAAACATATCCACATATTAAAGTATTTGGTTACGATCCCGGACACGAAACATACAATACACTGCCCGATAAGGTTGATATGATATTCTCAGAAGATGTACTCGAACATATCGAACCTGATAAACTAGATGAAACACTAGTTGATCTTGCCGATAGATGTGGAAAGGTAATGTATCATCTGATAGCATGTCATTTATCAAAAAAGCAATTAAGCGACGGACGTAATGCACATCTCATCGTTGAACCCCCCGAATGGTGGGAAAAGAAGTTAGAAGATGTATTGGGTTTAGCCATGTATAACAAACGTATAATCGATCGAGTCACACAGCCTAAAAAAGGACCTGAGATTAGAATAATAAAATATGGAGTTACAATCAAAAAATGAGTTTAAAATCTAGTTATTATGATGAGTCAGTTGAAGCCGGAACTAAGTTCCAAAAAGAAAATAAAAGCTGGGCCGGTCTAGATACTATAAAGTATCAAAAACAGATCAAAGATCTAGTAGTTAGATATGATGCTAAAACTATACTAGATTATGGCTGTGGTAAAGGGTTACAATATACTACTCCTTTACCATATGAGTCAGAAGATCGATTACAGACATTCAACGAATGGCTAGGTGTAAAAGTTTACAAATACGATCCTTGTATAGAACAATTTAAAGAACCACCACCGAAAGGTACTAAATTTGATGGTGTTATTTGCAATCAAGTATTAAGTGCTATTCCCGATGATGATCTAGGTTGGGTAGCTAAAGAACTGGAATCTTATACTGATAAATTCTGCTTTATCGGATTAAATTTTTCGAATCCAGCTAAGGCTAAAAAAATGTTTTACGATACAAAATTTTTTAGAGATCCTAGAGATAGACAATTTTTTAAGAGATACTTTAACGAATGGAAAGATCAAAATCTATTCTGGTGGTTCAAAGACCGTATGCATTACGATCATTGGATCGATGATCAAATTACTGGTGTTTGGAAAGACACCCCCGACATATGGCACGGAAAATATAAGTTTGTAGAAAAGATATACAAATAGGAGCTATAATGGATGAAATCTCTATAAAATCAAAAGAGTTTATATACGAAAGCCCCGACGGCGGACGAACCGTATATAAAAGAAAAATCGGAAATTGGCACAAAGTGCTACATAGCGAGAAAGAACCTGATCTATTTACGTATGCAGAAATCTCCGATATTAAAAAACTTAGCAAATGTAACCCTGCACTCAAAAAAGCTCTTGATAATATGCTCCTAATATACTATACTATAAAAGATGACAAAAGTACCTCTTAAAGAAGTTATAGCCGCAGTTGATCTTAACGCACGTAGTATGTGGGATGAACTAGATGATGAACAACGCAAGAACGTTAAGAATGAATTCTGGATATTAAATCGATATATTAGTAACGTAAAAACAAGTAATCGAGAACAGATGGAACACTTCGTGCTAACTGTTAATGAATACTTTAATAAGAACTGGAGCGATATACAAAAACATCCTAAGCTAGCTTGGCAGTTATTGTGTATGTGTAACTGGGATGGTGAAAAGATATTCTTCCACGAATGGCTCGGAATGTCTCAGAAAAAGAAGAACAACAGTAAACGTGCTAAACTATTAAACAGTGTCTACCCAACATTAAAACCTGCAGATATAGAAACTTTATTGGAGATCAGTACAAATGATGAACTTAAAGAGCTTGCTAGAGAAATCGGTTGGTCAGACAAGGAGCTCAAAGATCTCTAAACCATATACATGTAGATTCTGCGACAAAGGGTTCGTTAAAGAAAAAACTCTAACAGTACATATGTGTGAACCTAAACGCAGATATATGCAAAAAGATGAACGTAGAGTACAGAGCGGATTCTATGTATATGATCGATTTTACAAACTAACGCAAAGTAACAAGACTGAAAAGACATACGAAGATTTCTGTAAAAGTGCTTATTATAATGCTTTCGTAAAGTTTGGTAGCTTTATGAGCAATGTTAATCCGCTGTATCCAGACAAATACATCGATTGGATTATACGTAGTAATATTCCCCTAGATAAATGGTGTCGAGAAGAACTCTATGACAAGTATGTTGTAGATCTAATTCGTAATGAGGGTGTAGAATCCGCAGCCGAAAGAACCATAAATACAATGTGCGATTGGGCTGAAAAAAACTCAGCCCAATGGAATCACTACTTCTCATATGCTAATCTGAACAGGATAACATATGACGTGCGGGACGGCAAGGTATCTCCTTGGATATTGCTAAATTCCGATAATGGTGTAGCATCACTCAAGAAGATGACTGACGAGCAACTTCAAACTATTGGTCCAATGATCGATGTGGTGTTTTGGACAGATAAGTTTAAGAAACAAAAGTCAGACCTTGAATTTGTTAAAAACATGATCAAGGAGGCTAAAATCTAATGATAACTGATAACTCCCTAGAACTACATTCAATAGAAGATATTATTGAAGAAGTCGATTTAAGTTACAAATTCCTACTAGATGACGATGCTTGTGTTTATATAAAATTTGACGGATTTAGAGACGAACGACAGATGAAACAATTTGCTGAATTTATGAAAACACAAATACCACTATTATTCACCGGACCAACGAAACACTAATGCCCGATATTGATATAGATTTTTTAGATCGAAATACTGCTCTTAAGGTGCTTGAGCATCGAGTCGCTATGCGAGTACAAAAAGAAGAAAAAGTTAAACACAATACAGGTGTTTACTTCCAGGAGATTCCATACGACCCGTTTACTAATCTAACAACTATAGAATACGAAGCTGCTGAATCTCGAGGTTACTTTAAAATAGATTTCCTAAATGTTGGACTGTATAATGGTGTTAAAGATGAAGATCATCTGAAAAAGCTGTTAGATACTGAGCCACTGTGGGACTTGCTAGAACACAGAGAAATAGTAGAAAAACTGTTTCATATTTCAGACCATTATAATATCGTTCGTAGATTAAAACCTACTAGCATCGAACAGCTAGCAGCAGTACTAGCTATTATACGTCCCGCTAAAAGATATCTCGAATACTACGACGATTGGGATGCGATTTTGAAAGTAGTATGGATTAAACCCACGTCGGGTGATCTATACTTCTTCAAAAAATCACATGCTATCGCATATGCTTGTGCTATAGTGTTACAGTTAAACTTAATATGTGAACAAGTGAGCTGGGAATATGCCTAAACGTACAGATCGACTATCAGTTCCAATGACTATCGATTGGGAAGGAAAATCGAATAGAAAACACTTCTTACAACATACGATAAATCAAAATCAATATAAAACCATAGTAGAAGTAGGTGTAAGAGACGGACGCACCACGTTCCATCTTTTAGATAACTGCGAGTGTATAGAACGATACTATGCTATCGACTCAGATACTACGCTGTTCTATACAAAAGATGTTAAAGAAAAATATAAAGACAGATTGATTCCCATAAGAGGTTACAGTCATGATGTTGCTAAACAGATACCCGACGATAGCGTAGATCTAGTGTTCATTGATGCTAACCATTCATACGAATATGTAAAGAATGATATCATTGATTATAAGCCGAAGATTAAGTTGGGAGGTCTATTGAGTGGGCACGACATAGATTATCCAGGGGTTAGTCAAGCAGTAAACGAGCAGTTTAACTATTATGATGTTGGGCCAAATTACGTTTGGTTTTTAAAAATTCTTTAACGCTTACGTAACATCTGTATGCTACGGCGTTTAACACGTTTGAGTATTATATTGTTTAAGTTTACTACCGGACCCATTAAAATAGATACGTCTTTAGTACTAAAATTTTTTATAGCGTAACGAAACGGTTCCATTTCCTTACGTAGAAATATGTTGATTGGAAGTAATCTATTTGATTCCCACCACCAAACCTCGCCTAATTCTAAAAATACTCTTTTATGATCTTCTACCTTTAACAGATTGTAATCGTAAACACTCGTGATATTGTTGTCTTGATTTATTATTATTCCAACATATTCGTGATTACCATAAGTGATTACAGTTATAAATGGAAATTGATCCTGGATTTTATCTGTTAAATTAATCATAAATATAAAAAGGGTCCTAAAATCATGCTTAAACAGCCTGCGTATTTATATAAAAACATCCAGTATCTTTACACAGATCTGGTGACTCTTAACACAGGATATAGAAAAATGTATGCGAAAACACTTAAGCTTTATAAAGGTATAGATAACACATTCGAAGTAAAACTGTTGAATGGTGATCAAAAACCGATCGATGTAGTAGGATATACAGTAAACTGGATAATGCTAGATCGAGATACATCTGAACTAGTATGTAAAGTTTCTAAAGAGGTGCAGGGTAGAGATAATTCACTAGTATCGTTAACACTGTCAGAGGGAGATCTAATGCCAGTGAAGAGCGGAAACTATATGTACAGCACATACCTAGTAAGCCCGACAGGTACTAAAACTATCCTATACGGAGACAGCCAATACGGTGCGAGTGTTCCTGTAGAAGTAATATCAAACTCGTTCCCTCAAGTATATCCATCTCAGGTAGTTACAGAATTTGTTAACTCACAAACATTAAATTATCCACAACCAGATGATTCACTGTATACATCTGCACTAGATGCTCGTCCAGATAATAAAGGCACTAATGCATTACACAGTACAGCGATCTACGCTACAAACTTCGATGGAGTAGTTAGTATACAGATAACGTTAGAACACGGTACTAACGGTCTAAATCAATGGTGTGATCTAATGGATATCACGGTCACTGCACTTGATACTCTGCTATTCCAAAATTTTAACGGTGTATTTACTTCTGTACGTTTTCGTGTAATGCCATCCCTAACTAATACTGGCACGGTTGACAAAATCATCTATAGAAGCTAAAATGTTTATATGTCTGTATATGAAGAACTCTACGCACTATTGCCGCGTAAGAAGCAAACTCCTAACGGGTGGGTAAGCTTCAATGCACCTTGCTGTGTACACAATGGCGAGAGCAAAGATACTAAAAAACGTGGAGGATTGATCAGGACCGACGACGGCGGTGCTAGCTATCACTGCTTTAACTGCGGATGGAAAGCTAGTTGGAGACCCGGGCGTAATCTAGGTGCCCGTATGCGTAGTTTGTTACAGTGGTTCGGTGCTACAGATGATCAAGTTAATCGTATAGCGTTCGAATGCATGAAACTCGAAGCAACTGGTGCTAGCGATAAAGTCATACAACCTATTAGCTTTGTTCCTAGAGATATGCCCGAAAATACGCAGAAGATCACGACAGATCTAATACAACAAGACGAGCGTGTCATACCAGTCGTGGAATATATCTATAGCAGAGGAATGACCTTAGATGATTACGATTTCTACTGGAGCGATAAACCAGGATTTGTTGATCGTATGATCATTCCGTTAACTGTAGAACGTAAGATAGTTGGATATATTGGACGTAAACTTGGAGATGGTAAACCTAAATATATAACTGAACATCCTCCACATATCGTGTTTAACCTAGATAGGCAAGGGTGGGATAGGAAGTTCGTATTGGTATTCGAAGGAAGTATTGATGCTATACTACTGGATGGTGTAGCAGTGCTTACTAACGAAATTGCAGATGAACAGGCGCAACAGATTAACAAGTTAGATCGTCAGGTGATAGTAGTGCCCGACAAAGATACACCTGGTGAAAAGATGATCGAACATGCTATAAGGTTAGGCTGGAGCGTAAGCTTTCCCGAATGGCATGAAACTGTAAAAGATGCAGGTGATGCTGTGTTACGTTACGGTAGACTGGCTACTATGGTGAGCATAATTAAAGCTGTAGAATCAAACGAACTAAAGATAAGATTGCGTACAAAGAAGATAGGTAATATAATACAAAATGGCTGATTATAATTACGACATACAAAAACTCTATCTCGAGATGTTCTTGGCAGACGCTGAGACATTTGTACGTTGTCAAAATATCTTTGATCCTGCAAACTTCGATCGAAAACTGCAACCAGTAGCAGAGAATTTAAAAAATTATGTAGACAAATATAAAGTCATGCCTGAATTGAGAATCATTAGCGCAGAAACTGGTATGTCACTAAATGACTGTACTGATATTCCAAAAGAGAACTACGAATGGTTATTAGACGAGTTTGAAAGATTTAGTAGGCACAAAGCACTGGAACGTGCGATTCTCGAATCGGCTGATCTTTTAGAAAAAGGCGAATACGGTCCTGTTGAGGCAAAAATCAAAGCAGCAGTGCAGATCAGTCTAGCTAAAGATATGGGTACTGATTACTTCTATGATCCGAGGGCGAGACTATTAGCACTTAAAGATAATAATGGACAGTTGAGCACTGGATGGAAAGCAGTTGATCAGAAACTGTATGGCGGTTTTAATCGAGGCGAACTTAATATCTTCTGCGGAGGATCTGGTGCTGGTAAGAGTCTATTCTTACAGAACTTAGCAGTTAATTTTGCAACAGCTAATCTCAATGTACTATACATTACACTAGAACTTAGTGAAGCATTAACTAGTATGCGTATAGATAGTATGATTACTGGCATTACTACACGTGAAATCTTTAAAAGCATCGACGAAGTTGAACTTAAAGTTAGGGTCGCAGGTAAACGTAGCGGGGCGATACAGGTAAAATATATGCCCAGTGGTAAAACTGTAAACGACCTAAGAGCATATGTTAAAGAATATAGTATACGCAAAGGGCTCACGCCCGATGTTATCTTGATCGATTATCTCGATCTATTGATGCCGATATCTATTAAGATCAGCCCAGAAAATCTGTTTATCAAAGACAAATATGTTAGTGAAGAACTGAGAAACTTTGCGATGGAGATCGGTGCTATCACTGTAACTGCAAGCCAGTTAAACAGAGCAGCAGTTGAAGAAGTAGAATTCGATCACAGCCATATCTCAGGCGGGCTATCAAAGATACAAACAGCAGATAACGTGATCGGTATCTTTACATCAAGAGCTATGCGCGAACGTGGAAGATATCAGATACAGTTCATGAAAACACGTAGTAGTAGCGGCGTAGGACAGAAGGTAGATCTAGCGTTTGATCCGGATACACTGAGAATCACAGACTGCGAAGAAGGCGATGATGAATATAATCCAAATGGTGGTCGTAATCGTATCGCAGAGAGTATCAAAAGTAGATCGACTGTAACGAGATCAAGCGAGGAAGCAGATCCAATTAAAGAGATGGGTAGAGTCAGAGCTGAGACTGGATCTAGTAAATTAAGAGAATTGTTAGGTAATCTAAGTGTTAACGAGGATTTATAAGTTTACTGCATTACCAATGGAACGCGAATGCGAAGTACATGACTGGCTTATATCACAAAAAGATATAAAAGTCCAATATAGTTATTTCCGTGAAGGGTCAGGAGCGATTGTTAGCGTATTTGAGGTTAAATTCCCCGACGCTAACAGTGCGCTCCTATTTGATTTAAAGTTTAGCGATATCGATTCTTACAATCGCTATTAAGCTGATTTAGTAAAAGACTTCATAACTGACCAGACATTATCATTAAACTGCTTTGTGCTCTTAATGAGATCATTAGTAAATGTCTTAGCGACGGTTGTCTGTGCGTCGATCATGCCAACTAGAGTATTCTGTAGAGTCTCGTCAGAAACTAATTGCTTAGTGACTGTCTTTTTAGTATTCTGAATAGTGTCGATATAGTTGTCGATTGAGTACATGATTTTCTCCTATGTGTGTGTACTGTGTTTTAGAAATATTTCGGAATACGTCCAGTGCGAATCATTTCATCGACTTGACGTGTTCTGGATTCTATTATGAAGTTATAGATACTGACTAATACGGCGATCATGCTGATTTCCCTATTACTAGATTGTGATAAAGGTTTTCCATAGCATCGGCTAATAAAAATACAAGTGTGATCATGATACTTTAAATGCTCCTGTGCTATGCTTACGTGCGATAAATTCAATATCGCAACGGGCAATACCAAGATCACGTAGATCACGATTGGTTAATTGATTGAGTTCATAAACTGTCTTACGGTATTCAAAATAACGCTTGATTGCAGCATTGACGCTTGATAAAAATGTTAGTAACATGACTGTCTCCTGTGTGTTTGTCTATGTTTTAATGTAACAGTATTTATATGGCAACGCAAGAAAAAATGTTGCATCGCAGCGTAAATCAGGTATGCAAAAATTGCATAGGGGTAACTAACTGCAATTACTGTAGCATAGTAGACAATTCAGGAACTATTTCTAGTAAATTTTCATCACGAAGCGTATCTAATCTCTTAGTAAAAATTTTAAATCTATGTCTTAAAGATTGTAGATAGATATCAAATTCAACACCTGCAGGACAATTAACTTTCAAATGATCGACAGATTCGGGAGAATTAGAAAATATATTTTTAACCAATGTATTTGTAGTGATGCTTGCTGCTCTTTTCTTTAATTTATGTGGCATTATATTAACACCCAGGTATTCAGGATGATACAATGTTTGATTACTCATAAAAGTTTTTTTACCAAATTCAACATCAACCCAATCTCTTAATTTTTGATGATTAAATGAATTATAAATGTAAATCACATTGTTTATAGAAAATTTATTATTGGGAGATTTATTGATAAGATTATCATATAAATTGTTCCAACTTCTTCTACAATCGTCCCAGGATATACTGGTGCCTCTAGTATACTCGTGTAATTTTTCTGTCGCATCAATACTTAAAATTAAATTAATTTTTGGAAAATGTTTTAGCAATGATAATGTTTCCGGATCATAGGCTGTACCATTTGTGATTACTGTTAAAAGTTTAACCTTATCGATTATATTTTCTTCGATCATCCTTCTCATTAGAATTTTATATCCATCGATGTACAGAGGTTCTCCGCCTTTAAATTCTAAATTCTGAATCGCCGGCGCCTTCTTCATATACTCGATAATAGTAGGGATCTCGCCTTGTAGATCTATATATTTTTGAAATTTCTTATCCCAATCATTTTCTTTAAACCAAGCTTCTTTTTCAAATAATTGATCTGCATCTTTAAACCAAGCCGTGCTGCTTTGTGGACCGCATATACGACATTTTTGATTACATTTGTTGCTTATATTAAGGTCGTACCAAACTCCGACTTCATATTCGGGTTCATTTATTTTTTCAAAATCTAGATATTTCATCATAGAAGAATTGTAGATTTGTCTAAGACTTTCTCCCCCGTCTAATTCACGACTATAACATCTAGAACATCCTTTAACTTTATTGCCCGCTATCATTGCTTGTTTAATTGCTATTAACCGAGGGTCGTTAAACGCTTCTTTTCTTTTAGTAGGATCCCAAGTAACATCATGGTTAAGACAACATATACGGCCATGTCCTAATGATGAAGTTGAATAATGAGTCCACGGTGCTACACAAAATGTTTTGTTATCCATGCAATATTTATTTCGATAAATATCCAAATAATAACGGAAAAAATAAATGATTAATACAGTACAAGTTGTTGATTCGATTAACCTAGAACTTATAAATGAGTTATTAAATGAATACCACTCAGGATCGCTTGTTGAAAATAATCATATGAATAAAGTATTACCTCGAGAAGAAACAGTTAATCTCATAGCAGAAATAGTTGAGCCTATGATTGGTAGAAAATTAAGTAGAGGATATCGTGGGGGTAATTTTTATAAACACATTTGGTCCTACGACCTACATACTGATTATAAAACTTGGCTTGATAATACACTTAATGTAGTCATACCATTAGAATTCGTAGAACCACAAGCTAGCCTAGTTATATTTGATCAAGTATGGGAACTTGATAGTGTTACTTGGAGTATGAATAGACCGGTGCCATACTTAACATTCAATACTGGAGTAAAAGGGTGTCCGTATGAATATCCTGTAAAAAATCTAACAGCCCAAGATGTGGATGACAAATTCCATCGTACACATTTATCTAGATTTCCAAAAGAATGTTGCTTTGGGCTAAGTGGTGAGGCTTATCTATTCCAACCAGGTAGTATGATTATATTTGATAATCGAAGAATACACTGTACCTCTAATCTACCCGATACGCTCGATCCGTGGAAAATTGGACAAAAGACCGGACTTAGTCTACGATACAAAGTTCTAGATTAAAAATTATACGCCATACTTATTTTTTTTCGGCTTAGCTACAGGACTAACACTGTGTACATTACTGGGTTCTTCGCTCTTTTGGCTAGTATGTTTTTTAGGACGAACACCCATTATCTTATGAGCCTTGTCTAATATCTCTTTGTCACCGTCTGTATACTGTATAGTAAACATCTCCGGACCTACACTCTGTCTAGCAAAGTCATGGTGATCATCGGCGGGTGCCATCGCAGAAGCTACACCAAAACGATACATGTCATAATAATGCCCGGATATCTCTGGATAACTCTGTGCGCTAGGTATAGTAGCCCCGGCAGTACCATCCAACTTGCCTTTGTCTACTACTTTACCTTCGTTAACAAACTCACTGGCTCTCATTATACACCGAATTTGTTGCGTTTTGGTTTAGCTATTATGCTTTGTTTATTAGTATTGTCGAGCTCGGTGCTGCGATTGCTGCTTAAACGTTTTACTTTGCCAGCACCTACTTGTTTAGCAGCATAGTTGATTATCTCTAGTTCTTCATCAGTGTATGTACTTAATAGCGGATCACCGCCGATATCATTGGTAGCTTTAGTTGGAAACTCCGGAGCACCTGCTAATGCCAATCCAAAACGATAGTTAAGGTACGCCGACCCTGTACTCATATTACCCGATGGCATAGTAACTGCACCACGAATTGCAGTAACATGTTCTTTTGGTAACGTATGTGTATCTTCGTTGATGAACTCTTTTGCTCTCATCATTTATTTACCAATTTCTTTGTGGTATGATAAAGACCTAGATTACCACAGTTGCCCGTAGAACAGACTATAGGATCAGCAGATAACGAAAACTGCTCAGGAAATAACAGATCGTATATACTAACAGCATCGCTATACTGCTGCTTACAGGTAAACTTACCCATACGACCCTTGCTGTCTATCTGTAAGAACTCATGGTGGGCCCAACAATCGTATCCTGTAAAGTCTCCAGTTAGATTAATAACTTCTTTTGGAGTAAATCGAACTGGATCTCTATCGGTAAATCCCATGAATATCCTAGCACGGTAAGTCTCAGGTAATGGTGGTACTACATCTTTACGATAGGGTATACTGTTTATAATACGCTTGTGCTTGGACTTATAACTGATAGATTTATTAGTTCCCGTATCCCGTAACAGCTTTATCTGTATGTTAACCGGTCTATTACGGAATTCTTCTGTTAAACGATCGTATACTGCTATAGACTCATTAAACAGATCAGGATCAACCATTACATGCACACTTAACCATACCCTATTCATTAATAGGTTTAATATGTCGGCTATGTGTTGATATTCAGCTTTGTGCATGTGATAAGATATGATAGCACTGTAAAATTTAGGACCGTTAGACTCCCACCAACGTATAGTACGCGATCCATTGGTTATGATGCCTACAGCACCTAATGTCTTTAAAAAATCTATAAGAGAATCGATATCATGATAAAGGGTAGGCTCACCACCACTTAGTGTAAACAATACCTTACGGTCTGGACTGTTACGCTGTAACTCTGATACTAGATGACGTACATTGTTACGCATGATGTCATCTAAAGGCGGTACACGATCCGTGCCTGTGTTGGCCCCTGGAAAACAATATGAACACTGATAATTGCAGTAGTTGCCCAATACCCAGTCTATGATGACCCTGCGTGTGTCTAACGATATATTGTCTATCTTGTGGTCTTTATAAAACATCGTGGTATTTATGAGCCAGAACCCGCAGAGCGGTAGCGCGGTTTTTAAGCAGATTTTTTACTTTATAATACTAGCAGATTATAGATATCATACTCATATAAACCACGACGCCATGTAGATACCATAAGACTAATCCCCAATCAGTTAAACACAGTAAGAAAGAATAAAACACGATACGTAACATAATGTATTTACAATGTTAATCACCCTGACCAGGATCGGGACTAAAATATTTCCCTAGCTTACCCTGCTTACCCTTAAACAGATCAGCATCGACGGGAGAATCACGCTTGATCGTGATGTTGGGCCATACGCGACTATACTGATCGTTTAGCTTAATCCAACTATCTGCATCCGCGATAGTATCCGGACGTATGGCATCAGCTGGACATTCGGGTTCGCAAACTCCGCAATCGATACATTCATCAGGGTTGATTACTAACATATTGTCGCCTTCATAGAAACAATCAACTGGACAGACTTCCACGCAATCCATATATTTGCATTTGATACAATTATCCATAACTACATAGGTCATTCAACTAGATCTTTCTCGAAAGGTTTGTTTAACTCACGTACACGCTCCCGCAATACACTTATAGCTGTGTGTATATGCCCCGTATCGCTGGGCTGTAGTCGAGACTCTAATACTCGTATTTCACGCTCTAGATGCGCTATGTGCTCAAGATCATCCCAATCCATACACATAATATAACATACTAAACAGTGTAGATCAACGGTAAATAAAAGATGCGTATACAAGAACTATTAACAGAATCAGAAACATCCTTACAAACAATTATACAGTCTTTCGTTGACAGTCCTGTTGGGCAAAAATATAAACAACACGATTGTAAAACAGTAACTAGAGCATTCGTACAGTGGGCTGAACAAAATAAAATTCCAGCACTGGTAATTTCATTGGCTCCACCTAGTGCTGAATTTATCAAAAAAAATCCACAGTTTAAAGGTAAGAGTGGTCAAGGCGATGGACACATTATGCCTGTAGTTAACGGTAGTGCTATTGACTTTACTGTAAGACAGTTTGGAATTAACAGACCTTTTGAAAATCCTTTAGTTACACCAACTAATAGTTTACAATTAGTATATGGAAAATTTGGATATTTTACAGACAAGCCTGAATGGTTCCTGGGAGGTAAATCTCATTGGATGGGTAAATTAAGTTCAATACCAAAAGAAATCTTTAATCAAAATTTCGGTGATGAAATTTTAGAACAGTATGTAGATGAACTATTAACAGAATCAGAACCATTCTTACTACCAGCATATAAAGATGTAAAGGGTAGAATACACGTAGGGAAAAAGGGCGAGAACCACGGCGCTGTAATAAGGGCAGGTGAACGTAAATACGGTGAAGAAGGTGAAGCTGCTAGCGATGGATTCGTTAATCATAAAGGACACTATCTTAATCGTGAACGTGCTATGGACTACGCTATAAAGCATGATCTAATAGCACAAGGATGGGAACCCTATATAAATCCTAATGAACTGCACACAGATGCGCTAGATGAACTTACTGGCTATAGAGAACACCCTATATACAAACAAGCAGCAGCTATGAAAAAAGATCCTACATTTATACGTAAGGACGATGATGTAATAGATACTGATCGTATAGATCAGTTCGTAGATAAGATAAAGGCTATGGGATATAAACCCGTACAGCTAGGCAGAGGATACTTTGGTGAAGTATTCCAACATCCACGTCGTCCCAATGAGGTTATCAAACTATTCCATAAGAACCCTAACTATCTCAAATGGGCAGAGTACTGTAAAGCATACAGTAAGAAGAATGAACACTTACCCAAGATTACTATGATAAAGAGCGTAGATAATCAAACAGCATTCGTTATGATGGAGAAACTCGATCCACTAACGGATAAAGGTTTCAAAGATGCTATGGGGTTTGTATGGAGTATGTACGGTCCTTGGCCCACTCCAGCACAGGTACTACACGCTGGATTTAAACTAAAAGCAGAGTTTCCTAAACTATACTACACGTTTAAGGATATGAGTCAAAAGTTTAGCAGGATGAAGAACTGGGATATGCATAGTGGGAACTTTATGCAGCGTGGCGATACTGTAGTGATAACAGATCCAATAGGAGAAGGTGGCGTATGAAAATTAGAGAAATCTTAGAACGAGCAGAATCTCGCTTTATACAATCGTTGAGGGTGGATCCAACAGTATATGACTTTGGAAACCGTAAAGACCTTGGTGATGCTAATATCCAGATGCAACTAATGAAGAATATCGATAGACAGGGTAATAGACCAATCGTATTCCAAGATGGCAGCGAGGTAAATCTAAGCAGTGTATTAAGCCATAAGATCCTATTGACTTTAGGTGAACTACTGCCTAAAGAAAGACATATACAGGTGAGAAGAATAATAAAAAATTCCGATAACTTTAAACAGTTTATCCACCAATATATAAAACGATAAAAATCTACAGTACCCGACCTAGTAGGCGCAGATTTAAAAATTTTGTCGCAAAAAAAATTGCCATGGAGTACTTATGCTTTCTGGGTGGTGATTTTGCAACCCCATGAGTGAAAAAAAGCGGCGGATGCGCTGCTCAAATTGTGTTGCAGTACTGCAACACTATACCACCCCACCCCAGGCCTAGAATGACCAGACCACCATGGCCTTGACCATTACCGTGTTCTCTATCGCCCAATAAGCCCAACTGTGATGCATCCACCCTGCGTCTATCTGTGTAACTATCCATACCTTGTCGGTGATCATCATCCTACTAAGTCTCCTATACCTATGATCAGTAGCGCGAACATGAGGAATCCTAGCACCCATCCTAACAGCAGCCACCAATATGCTAGCATGAGGAAGAACAGTCCCCCGAACAGGGCTATGCCCATCCAGCATAGCCACCATGCCGCGCCTAGACTAGGGCTTATCAATAGCAGGACCAGACCCCCTCCCCATGTAATGAATAGCCAGTAACGGAAGACGGGGCTGTATGCGGCTAAGACGTGTGCGGTAATACCTACTAGGATCGCGCCAGCGAATGCTCCGCCCATTACCTTCGTTCCTCAATGTGCTGTATATCCCAGGGCATCCATCCTGCTTGCGTTGCGATCTCTAACGCTCTAGCGCAGCCTGTGGCTATGACTGATAAGCTTGCACCGCAGTCCATGACTATGTTATAACGTTTCATTGGCAACATGTTAGATTCCTTTACGTACTGTTAAGATATCTTTATCAGAAGATGCACCATAGCAATAACAACGGATGATTTCTTTCCGCTTTCCTTTGCTGTCCTTTAGATCGTAGAAGTCGCAGAGCTCTTGTTCTCTGCTCTGTTCAGTCAGCTGTTGGTTCATACCATACAGCACCACGTTCTTCTGTTGTGCAGTAGCGGGGCCTGTAACAGCTAAGACGATTGCTAAGGCTTTAAACATGTTTGCTCCTCATGCTGTTATAATAGCAGGTCTTAGGAGGTTGTCAAGCTTAATAGTTAGGAACTTGATAGCATTCGCGGCGTTCACCACGGAAGTAGCCATAGCGATCATATACGGGGACGATCTGGCATTCTGTTCTGTATTGCGGGGGAGCTGGATAGTAAGGAGCCGCATAGCTAGGTTGGCTAAGTCCGTAGATAGCCCCGCCGAGGATGAGACCGCCTACTAAGGGTGCGACCCAACCACCACCGCCACCTCTGTGATGATGTCCACCACCTCCATACCCGCCACCGTGTCCGCCACGATGTTGAGCTTCAGCAGTGCCTGCGAGTGTTAGGGTCAGTATTACAGCGAGGGCGATCTTCTTCATGTGCCTTACTCCTTATCCTATTATTTATAATAGCATAGGATAGATGCTTGTCAATTGGTGCCCGCGGTCAGATTCGAACTGACACTGTGAAGATTTTAAGTCTTCCTTCTCTACCATTGGAATACGCGGGCCTTAATAGTTGGTGGGCCCACATGGACTTGAACCAGGAACCTACGGT